CGAGGTACTCCGTCTTCCGTCCGATCTCGTGTATATGACGTAGTAACTCACTTCGCCGGCCGAAGGACATCCTGTGAATCGAGTAACTCACGCCCGGACACTCTGTCGAGTCCTTCCGCACGATGCTCTCGTAATGGACTATGTCACCCGAATGCAACGAACACCTCGTCATTCACCAGACCCTGCGCCTGGCAGCTTTGAAAACGCCACTGTACCCGGTTCTGGGAATCGTCGAAGCCCGGCACTTCCAGTGCGACACTCTTCATATACACGCCAAAGAGCTGTCCCTGTTGTTCGCCCAATTGAAGCATCACGCTCATCGGTGACCGCTGCCGCGCCGCCTGATACAACTGCTGTGTCTGCTCATCGTCCAGTTCGAACACGCTGAAATCGATCGACACGCTCCTCAGCCCCGGGGCAATCGCGCGCGCCAGATCCGACCCGAATTCCCGGTTTCGCAGATCCAGGCCGTTGCCGAGCGTTATCTGCGCCGACGTCAACGTGAAGAACTGCGTGGGCGCAGCCCCCATCCACACCTGCCCAAGGTACCCCGGCACCACGCTAAACTGTCCCGCCGCAGCGGCCGGCTCAACCGGAAAAGCGCTCAATCCTCCTTGTGTCGCCTCAAAGCTGGCGCTGTCGATCAAATCGGCCGCCACCCCTGAAAACTCGAACTCCTGATAGTCGCCGTTCGCGGTGATTCGAGTCTGATTCACCGCCGCCCCGGCAACTATCCGCTGCACCTCCGTTCCCGGGCTCCAGTAGTCGTAGATCGTCGCGCTCGGCAGCTCGGTAGTCGGAGAGTAGGTCACTGTGGGTCCGGTCGTGGCCCCCGGCCCCACGGCGCTCGAGAATGGTGCATTCAACTGAAGCGTGTACGCATCCACGACACTGGCAACAAAGCGGATCTCGCCGCCGTACGAAACGGCCTGCCCCGGCGCCAGCCCGTGCGCTGCTGTAAAGACGAGCGTCGTGCCGGAGGCCGAAGACAACGGCCCGCCCGCGCATGACAGCGGATTCCCGCCCAGAGCCGCTTGAAACAGTGGACCATGAGCCGGCGGCTGCGTCTGGTCCGCCCACGAACTCAGGTATGTCCGCAAATCGAACTGCGTCGTGCGGCGCAGGCCCGCTGGATCACCTGTGAAGGTGCGCGAGCCCGTCTTGTCTTTTCGCTGGCCTCTTTCCGTCTTCTGTGTGGCGGTCAGACTTACCGGCGGTATGCGGTTTCCGCTGCCCACGCTGGCAGCAACCGCGTAACTCGTCTCGAGTGCGACATAACAGCGGTTTTCGCTGGAAGAAACATACGATGGCATTGCCTGAATACTCCCTCGGACACGGGCCCTGTTCTAGTCCTGGCAGCCCGTACTAATTAGTGGCCGGTCGTCCAATTCGGGGGCAGGCGACGACATTCCGCACCGGAAAGCCACTGAAAGCAATCTGCCGGCAGCGGCGAAATCTCGTTGCCTGTCCCCGAATTGGACGCGCAGTGACTTCCACCACCGGCCGCGAGTGGCCGCGTTTCTAAGCCGAGCGCGTAAGTGAGCGGCTTCCGGATGGCGGCTTTATTCCCGAAACACCCTTATCTGCTTAACGCGACCGTGAAAGTGATCTTGGCGCTTTGGAGGAAATTGCGGCCGCCGTGTTTGACCTGGTTGTAAGTCACGCCGTACCCACCTGAATAGAAAACACCGTCGCCCCAATCGCCGCCGTTCTCGTCCAAGGCCTGCGTCACCGAATCCACGCAACCGTGTAACTGGTCTTCCAATCCGTCCAGCCGGTCCTGGGATACCCGCGCCTCCACGACGATGCCCACTTCGCCCGAAAAGACCCGGAACCTCTCCTGGTGCGAGTTCGTCAACCGCTCGCAGTAAACCTGGAACACTGGATACTTCGGACTGCTGCTCTGCTCCACGATCTCGGCGGAAACGTTCTGCGCTACAATCTGCTGCGGTGTAATCGCGGCTAGCGTTACGCCTGACATCAGCGCTATCTCCTGCGCGGTCGCGGACAGGCCACCGTCGCCGCTCAAGAGAGCTACTGTTTTCTGTACAACCAGTGTGCTCGCCAGCGCCACGGCTACCCCCTTCGAATCACTCGGTTCTGAACTGCGTAAAAGGTCGCGGTCTGGCCATCTCCGGGCGCACGGCCATCCGTCAGCAAACCCGGTTGCGTCCACGAAGCGGAGACGTCAAGAACCTCGCCGTTTTGCCGCATCAACGACTCAGGACCACTCCCGGCGTAGACATTCCAACCGCGCGCGTTGCCCGGCGGAGCGCTCAACGCTACTTGTGCCTGCATCGCAGCGCTTACATTCACCATCACCACTTCGCTGGCGACACCCTCTTGCCCCGCCGCGTTCACCAGAGCCACCGCGAAGTAGAAAGTGCTGGGGGCCCCGGCGCCTGCCACGGTCGTCACTGCGGGCGCGTGCGCTCGGGGAATAGGATCGGCCGCCAGCCCGATTCCGACGTCCAGACACCTGGCCTTCGCTGTCCGGGCCAGAGTCCCGTACTCTTGCCACTTCCACTGGTATCGGTCATTCGACTGGTGGCCGTACGCGTCCTGATACACCCCACGGAGCGCCTGAAACGCTTGCCATCGCTTCAATTCGGCGGTGACCACGACATCGGCCACCCCCACCGTCCGCCTGCGGCAACTCAGCGCGTCGCCGAACACCGGGGTGACGGCCTTGTTGTCCAGCAGAAACGTCAGGATCTCCGTCCTGATCGCGTCCTGCGCGTTCGCGATCTTCGCCGCCACATCGATGCCTTCAATAGTGGATGTCTCCAGCAGGGAACTGTCGTACAGCGCGAGTTCCTCAATGCGGTTGATCGGGCCGTCGTTGAATAGCGCCATTCTGCGTCCTCAGGAGCCCTTCGCCGGCCTCAGGGCGCTGCGGAGCGACTCGATGTCGCTGTCGGAAAGAAGACGAACCTGCGCCTTCCCCATGAGGTCGCGTCGCTTGGCCGCTTCAATCGCGCGCGCCACTTCCGCTTGATATCCGGCGCACTCCTCCGGCGTAGCCAGTCTCGCCTTGCCTTCCACGATCATCCGCGCCGCCACGCCTTTCGTGACCTCGCTCGTTTGCCCCGGCCGCCCTCCGTCAGGCGTCTCGTTGCTGACCACCACCGCGTGACTGCCCGCAATCTCTTTTTCCAGTTGCCGGACCTTTTGATAGAACATTCGTAAATCCACCGTCGCGCTCCTGATCCAAGAAAAGGGGAGACCGTGCTCGGCCGCCCCTGCCTGTTTACGGGCGGCCAGCCGCCCTCCTCGCCAGTCCGTCGTTTACGAATACACCTGCACGCCGCAGGAGTTCCGCAACACCGCGCATCCGTAGAGGACATCGACGGTGAACTGCTGCGTGAGCGTATTCGGCTGGTAACTCATCACCACGCGAATGCCGAAGTTGCCCATCTCCGCATACTCGGCCACGGCGCCCGTTCCCGGAAGAGGCTTGGGCAGTCGCCGCACCACCAGACCGATCGCGTCTTTGGTGAACGCCAGGTTGTCGGTGACCACCGGGCTGCTGCCGCTCGTCGGAACGAATTGCGAACGAAGAATGTAGAAGTCCTTCATCTTGCCGACCGCGCCATCGATCAGCGCGCGTAATCCCGCCTCGCCCGCCGTATTGAACTCGCTGAACCGCGGAATCTGCCGCAGCGCCGAATAGGCGTTCGAGCTCACCACCAGATACTTCGTCGCGCTGGCCGGCACCTTCGCCTGGAACAACGCGGATTCCGCCGCGTCCACTGCATCTTCCGTCAGAGTTCCACCGGCGGTGCCGGCGGCTGCGTTCGCGGTGAATTGCGGCGCCAGATTCAGCAGGTCCGTCTCGATCCGCTCCGCCAGCGCGATCACCGCCGGCTGCATGTACAACTGAACCAGGTCGGGTACGGCGAGCACTTTTGTGACGTCCGGGATCTGGAACGTGGCCTCGGCGTGTGTGTTCAGAATGATCTGCGCGTTGCCCAGATTCGGGTTCTGCGGTTGAACCGTGCCGCCCTCGGCAAGGTTGTTGGCCACCAGTGACGTTGGAATCGGAACGTTGATTGTGTCGCCGGACTGAGCCAGGGCCGGCTCGTAGTCCCGGTTGACCAGATTGCCCATCACCAGGTTACCCATCAGTGCGGGCAGCGCGTCCACTGCAACCAGCTTTACAATTGCGCTTGCAATGTTGGCGGACGTAATTGTTGTCGTGCTTACTGGCATTCTTTTTTCTCTCTTTCCTCATCGGACTCAATCGAGCCCGTTTATAACCCCTTGAGGGTCTGCGAAGCGAGACGCGCTATTTCCTGCCGTGCCCGCTCTAACTCCTCCGGGTTCATCCCCGGACGGATTCTCTCCAAATCGATTGCGCCGCCACCCACCGCCGGCGAGCGCGGCATCGTCTCCATTCCGGATCCGCCGGAGATCCGGGCCGGCAGCAGCTCCGGATTGTCGTTCACGAACTGCGATAGATAGTCGTGAAGCGGCACCTCTCCCTCGCCGCTGCGCGCCACAATGCGGCCATCGGCCGTTCGTTGGACGTCGTCCTTTACGGCCCGGAACGCCAGGTCCACCTTGCTCACGCCGAGCCGCTGCAGCTCCGCGCGCAAAATCGAGTCTCTTTCCGCCCGTTCCGCCGCGGCGCGGCTTCGCTCGTTCTCGGTGGCCAGCTCATTGACTCGTTTCTCCAGTTGCTCGCGTCGCTTGCGCTCCTCCACCAGCTCGGTTTTGTACGCTGGCTCCGTGCGCGTCTGCTCGGCTCGTATGAACTCCTCGATTGCGCCCCTGATGATGCCGCGCAGGTCGTCCTTTGGCTCCAGCCCCGCGCCTTCGTCCTTCGGTTCTGCCTCGTTCATCCGTTCTCCTTAAGAGCGCGAAGGGCCCGGCGGCGGGCCTCCATACGGAGGGAAACTCCGAATCACCCGACGCCGAGGCTCCGTTCTACGCGATGCCCTCAATAGTGAGGCGGGCTCCCGCCCTGCCCTTCTTCGATCTCTCGTGCAATCTGGTCCTTGATGTCCTGGCGGCTGTCACAGAGGTACTTCAGCGCCAGGCGCTTGAAGACTTGCCTCTTTAGCGTCGGCGAATTGATCCCCAGCGCCAGCAGTTCTCGCGCGTCGGTGAGTTCCGCGCTGAAGTCGCCAATGTCGAACTCGTCCATCCCCGAAACGTCGATGAACAGTTCGTCCTTGCGCGCCGCGTCTACCGCTGCCAGCACGCGTTTCATCGTCTCTTTTACGGCGTCGCCATAGGCCCGCAACACTTCCTGAGTGATCGCGAAGTCCCGTTGCTTGCTGAGGCCGGACTGCGCACTGGCCCCGCCCAGATCTCCGCCCGCCTGCGACGTGTAGCACACTCGGTAGATTTCCTGCTGCAACCGCGCCAGATTGTCCGCGGCGATTTGAAAAACGTGCCCCTGCGGCTCGGTCCAGCCGAACTTGTCGTCTTTCCCGAGCTGTAAGTAATAAGATTCTCCGAGTAACTGGTTCCAATCGCGCTCCGAGTAAATCACCGGCATTGAGAACAGCCCCATGGTCAGGGCCCACGAAAGCGCGTTGGATTTGTTGAAGTGCTCCAGTTGCAGAAGCGCCGCTTTGTTCATCAGCCACAGGCCTTCGGGCACCACGAGGTCCGTCAGCGGGACCCGCCGCAACTTCGCCAGACCGTGCACGCCGGCGTCAATCAATTCGGCCTGTTTCCCCGCATCGTCGGACCAGGACCACGCGGGAAACGTTGGCGCCGGGCGCCGCTCGCTGTAGATCCGATAGGTTTCCTTGTCGTAGTAGGCCCATCGCGTCTCGTACATCCACGCCGGGTCTTCCGCGCTTTGTTTCCTCAAACCGCCGGTGCGAAGCACCACCCAGTCGTAGTTCCCGTGCTCGTCGTAACTCCAGTTGATCAACTCCTCCGGCGTGTAGTGCAGCAGATACGCCCGTGAGACCCCGGCGGCGTCCTCTTCCGCTCTGGTTCCCACGCTTCTTACCGCCTTCGGGAAGTCGATCAGTATGTGACTTCGGCCGAAGACCAGCGCCTCGATGAAACGGCTTCGGAAGAACTCGGCGAAGTTCGTTCCCTTCAGGTCACAGTCCCCGATAAAGCTGCCGAAAAACTTTCTGGCTGCCTCGTTTTTTCCCTCGAACGTCAGTACCGGCTCCCGCCGAAAGAGCGTCGCGGTGTACCAGTCGATGATCGATCCTGCGTAATTCTCGTAGAACACCCGGCTCAGCCGTTCTGCATAGACGTCGTTTGGCTCCTTGTTCCTTCGGATCAGGTACTCCCCGGCGTTCGCTTTCACCTGCTCCCCGCCCGCGTAGAGGTCGCGATGCATTCGCCACATCGGCTTTCTGACCCGGTACTCCGGATGTTCGCGTACGATCTCAAGAATGCCCTTGTCCATGGCCGTGTTCTTTTCCCGCGCCGCTACAACAACCGTCGTCTCTGTTCCCCGAACGGTGGCTGATCCCTGCATTCCTGCCAGGCCAGATAGCCCAGCGCGTCCGAAAGGTGCGTCCGCTTCGAGTCCCGGTCCTTGTCGATTACCGAGCTGTCCGGCTTGAATGCGACCTCTTCAAAATCCTGAATCAGCTCCCGGCAACGCGGATGGACAAACAGTCGCGATACCCCGTCGGCCGCCTTGAGCTGCGCGTTCATGAGCGCCACCCGATCTCGCACGCTGGGGTTGCTCAGCGGAACCTTGAACTGCGCGTTTCGGTAACCCTGCCTTCGGAAGAAATCTCTCACCATCGCGTAGTCGCTCATTCCGGTTGTCTGCATCGACTTTCCCGACGCGTCGCCGAAAACCACCACCCCGGCCGCCTGATACGGGTATCTCGACTGAAACTCCTCGCAAGCCTCCATCGTGCTCGCGCGCGCCAAAACGATTTCGTCAATCACCGACACAATCTCGTCTCTTTTCTGCACGATCACCGAACTCATTGGATCGACGTTGAAGTCGAGCGACCAGAGTAGCGGAATCACCGGGTCCATCTCCATCGCGCGAACGTTCACGTTGCGATCGAACGCTTGATAGACCAGCCTTGAGTTCAGGCTTAGATACGACCCCAGCGCCTCCTGCTCGTAAAACCGCGCGTCATAGCTTCGCTTCAACCGCTCATAGAAATCCGGAACCTTGTCCAACAGGTACCGGTTCTCGAACGGCGTGGCCATGATTGCCTGGTAACCTTCCACCGGCTCTTTGATGAACCGGCGAAATACCCAGTCGTAACCCTTGGGCGTCCATACTGCAAACCCACAAAGCTGCCCGGCCGAAGGATCCCTCAGGCGGCCCTCCAACCGTAACCAGGCCTCTTCCGCCGTGTAAGTCAGCTCGTCGACGCCAAACCACGCCAGATTGGTCCCTCTCAGCCGCTCGAATTCGTCCAGCGACCGAAACAGCACCCTCGAACCCGTGTCCTTCATCGTCAGCAGGTTCTCGGCCTTGTTGTACTCGTACGGAATCCGGTTGGCATGGAGAATGTCTCCATAACTTGCCAGCGTGGCATCCCGCAACATCGGATAAGTAGGCGCCCCCACCAGCCCCAGTCTGCCTGGGTTCAGATAGGTAAACCGGATTGCTTCGTGACACAGCGCCTGGCTCTTTCCCGACCCGATCGGACCCGAGAACCCCTTGAATCGCGCCGTCGAGTCGTGAAACTGTTTCTGCGACGGCAGCGGGCTGTATACTATGTCGCGGACTCGGACGTCACCCCGGGTTCCACCCATGTCACCTTGATCTCCCTCGGTGTCTCCTCGTCCGCCAGTTCCTTCTCCAATTGCACTAACCGGATGAAATCCCCCAAAGTCGCCTTCGGCGTCTCCCCTTCCAGCTTCTCTTCGAGCCGCTGCAGTAACCTCGCGATCTTGAGCCTCGGCGTCAAGCTTTTCCCCGTGTCGTCTCCTTCAGCCTTTGTTGTTTTCTTGTCTGTTTTTTCTGTTTCGGCCGTTGTGACTTCCACAAACCCTCCTGACACGACCCGAGCATAGCAACAGCATTCCTGAGTCAGGTTGGCCAGCGGCCGCTAACTGATTGACAACGATGCCAAAAAACTCTTGGCTTTTCTGTGACTTTGTTTTTGGGTTGCGGGAGGTGTACTGCCGCGACAATCTGATGTAGGCAGGCCTGACCAGGGCGAAGCCGCAGTGGCCACCTTACCCGCGGATAAGGTCTGCATTCGTCTTCGCTCGTGGTCAAGCCTGCGCGGGCCTCTCAGCCCCGCCTGCCCGCGGGTTGCGGCCATGCCGCGCTGTGGGGCAGGATTTCATCCTGCGGCCGATTTTCAATCGGCCCCGGCGGGCCTGTCAGGCTCGCACAGAGGAGGCTGCTGGCAGCGTTGCTACGGTTTGCGCGCCGTCAGCGAGCGCGCCGGCTGGCACCACAGAAAGGAAAGGGGAGAGAGACTCACATCGGCCATGCCCAGACGCTCCAGCTGCCGGGCGTACTCGGCGGTGTGCCGGATGTCGAACAGCGCCAGGCGGCCTCCCGGCCTGAGCACCCGGACCATTTCCGCGATTGCCTGAGTGCGTTCGTCGCGCTCCTCGATGTTGTGAATCGTCAAACTCGACAGCACCACGTCGAAGCTCTCGTTCGCGAAGGGCAGCTTGCGCGCGTCGGCGTCCTCGATGCGGATGCGATCGGCCACGCCCTCGGCTTTGGCATTGGCGCGCGCAGAGTCGGCGCTGTTGGACGACAGATCGTCGCTCGACCAGATGTCCACGCCGATGCCCCTCCCGCTGGTCAGTCGCCTGGCCGCACCAATGAGAAACAGGCCGCGCCCGCAACCCACGTCCAGCACCTTCTCGTCGCCGCGGAACTCGAGCGAGCTCAGCACCCGGTCACGAACGCGCAGCTTGCCCACCCGGCTGCTCCACACCATCACCGCCGCCACCATCAGGTACGCGATGCCGATGGCGCCCAGTACGCCCAGCATCGCCACCGCGCGGGCCGGCGTCAGCGCGCGATTCATGTACCAGATGATCGCGCCGAAAAGCGCAAACACAAGGCCCGCGGTGACCGTGCTCTTCAGCGCGGCCGGGGCGTCGATTCCGTAGTCGGCTTTCGCCGGTTCCCTGCCTGTAGCGGTTGCGGCCATGATGCTTATGCGGGTTGCGGCTGGAGCTGCTCCATCGGGTGCTTGTGCTTGCACTCGCTGTTGGGACATTGCGCCACCGGCCCTCCCTTCAGCCACTTCTCTATCAGATACGGCGATCCGCAATCCGGGCACTTCTCGTTCAGCGGCTTTCCCCACGCCACAAAATCGCAGTCGGGATAGCGATTGCACCCGTAGAACGTTTTGCCGCGTTTGGAACGGCGCTCCACCACTTCGCCCTGCGAACAATTCGGACACGGCACCCCGATGGTTTTCTGCTTCACGTACTTGCACGCCGGGTAGTTGCTGCACGCCGTGAATTCGCCGAAACGCCCCTGCTTCAGCAAAAGCTGGTTGCCGCACTGCGGGCATTTCTCCTCCAGC